GACCAGAAAGCGACGATTCCGCCTGTTTTCATCTTCGGCTCAACATGGCCGGTGATGGTGACCGACGCCCATATCAAAATCGGCTGCCAGGTGCACCGGACTGAGGAATGGGCCGCGTTCACCGACGAGCAGATTTTTGCCATGGACGGGAGGGACGCGCTGCGGTTCTGGGCCCAGTGGAAAGAGCCGCTGCTTGCGATGGCGCGGGCGCACCAGAAGAACATCGCGATCACCAATGAGTGACCTGCGCGTCGTCCCATTCGCGCAGAAACGGCAACACAGCCATGACGACGGCTCGCGTGTTGCGCTGCTCAGGTGTCGGGCGTGTCGGCTGCACTGGTACGCGATCTTCAATGCGAACGTCCATGCCGTCGACGAACTGCCGTGCCCGGACTGTAGGGCGGTTGAGGCCGAACACTTGAGCGCGAGCAAGCTGATTGTTTTCTACGAGTACGATGCGGCTGATGAAACCTGACGCCCGCGCGTGTGAGGCGCGCTGATGGACGGCTTCAAGCCGCGCCTGCCGCGCGGTGCCATCTGTGTTAGGGCCGAGATGCGGCATATACGGGGCATGCGCCTGCACCCGCTGCAGCAGCGCTTATTCGACGCCGACCCCTCCATGATGCGGCAGTTCGAGTCGCAGCTGGCGTCCGGGCCTGCCTACGCCGCGCTGTACGATGGGATTGTGTGGGCGGCTTGGGGCTTGGTCGTCTACTGCAAAGGCAACGCCGAGGCCTGGATGCTGCGCGACCGCCACGTTGGCACCCACGCGGTATCTGTGGCTCGGATTGCGCGCCAGTATTTCGACGAGGTTGGTACCGCTATGGCGCTGCACCGGTGCCAGGTGAGCGTGCAGGTATCATTCTCGTCAGCCGTCCGGTTTGCTGAGTGGCTTAAATTCGAGGAAGAAGGCGTCATGCGCCGATACGGGCCGACTGGCGACGACTACTACCTGATGGCGAGGCTATACGACGATGGGTGCAGTCCTAAAGAAACCGAAACCGCCGCCGCCGGATCCGGCAATCGCCGAGAGCCAGAAGCGGCAAGAGGAGATCGTCGTCAAGCAAGAGCAGCGCGCTGAGGCGCAGCAGAAAACCGAAATGCAGAAAACGGCAGCGGCTGACCGCGCGCGTCGGTCGTCCCGCAGAGCGCGGGGCGGCACTGGCATGCGGCTGCTTCTTTCGCCGGATCGTGCGGACGCGCAGCTCGGCCTCAAGTCAACCCTAGGCTAGATGCCGATACCGGTAGACCAGCTGCTGCGGCGCTACGAGCGCGCGCAGGCGCGCAAGGAGCAGTGGCGCTCGATCTACGAGGAGTGCTACGAGTTCGCGCTTCCGCAGCGCAACCTCTACAGCTATTACGAGGGCCGCTCGCCAGGCCAAAGCAAGATGGATCGCGTGTTCGACAGCACGGCGATCAGCTCGACGCAGCGCTTCGCCAACCGCCTGCAGAGCACAATCTTTCCGCCGTACCGTAATTGGTGCCGACTCGTGGCCGGCGACGACATCCCAGAGGACAAGCGCGACGACCTGCAAGTAGCGCTCGACATTTACAACGAGCGTATGTTTGCCGTCCTGCGTCGCACTAACTTCGACCTGGCGATGAGCGAGTTCTTGCTGGACCTGGCAGTCGGCACGGCTGTGATGAAAGTATCCGCAGGCGACGAGATGACGCCTGTGCGGTTTGAGGCTGTGCCGCAATTTCTTGTCGCGCTCGAGGCCGGTCCGCACGGCCAGATCGACAACGTGTACCGCAAGCACCGTATCAAGGTGGAAGCTCTGCAGCAGGAGTGGCCTGACGCTGTGCTGCCGGACCGTCTGCAGCAGTTGCTCGTCGAGAACCCGGTTGAGGAAGTAGACCTGATCGAGGCGACAGTCTACATGCCGGACGAGGACTACTACTGCTACCACCTGATCTGGCCGGACCAGCGCGAGGAGCTGGTTTATCGCGAGCTGAACAGCTCGCCCTGGATCGTGTCGCGCTACATGGTCGCGGCCGGCGAGACGATGGGGCGGGGCGTGCTGGTCACTGCGCTGCCCGACATCAAAACGCTTAACGCGACGAAGCGCATGCTGCTGCAAAACGCCAGCATCAACATTGCAGGCATGTACACAGCCGCCGATGACGGAGTGCTGAACCCGCAGAATATCAACATCGAGCCTGGCGCTATCATCCCTGTCGCGCGCAACGGTGGGCCATCCGGCCCCAGCCTTGCGCCTGTGCCTCGCGCTGGCGACGTGAACCTAACGCAGCTCGTGATTCAGGATCTGACACTGGCTATCAAGCGCGTCCTGCTCGACGACAGCCTCCCGCCCGACACCATGAGCGCGCGCAGCGCGACCGAAATCGGCGCGCGCATGTCGGAGCTGGCGGCGAATATGGGGGCGGCGTTCGGCCGCATGATGACAGAGTGCATGCTGCCGCTTGTCGGTCGCATCTTGAAAGTTATGGACCAGGAAAACCTGATCGACATGCCGCTGCGCGTCGATGGTCAAGCGGTCAAGGTCGTGCCTGTCTCGCCGCTCGCGAAGGCGCAGAATAGCGAGGAGCTCGAGAGCATCCTGCAGTTCGCGCAAATCGCGCAGCAGCTCGGGCCAATGGGCGCTATGGCAATCGACCAAGAGCGCACGCTGGCGTTCATTGCTGACCGTCTCGGGGTGCCGGCTCGCGTGCTCACGACGCAAGACGAGCGCGCCGCGATGATGGCGCAGATGCAGGAGGCGGCTGAGGCTGCCATGCAGCAACAGCAAGCCGAGGCGCCGCCGGCATGAAATCCGCAGCCTGGACGCGTAAGGCCGGCAAGAACCCGGCGGGCGGCCTCAACGAAAAGGGCCGCCGGTCCTACGAGCGCGAGAACCCAGGCAGCGACCTAAAAGCGCCGGTCAAGGCTGGCGACAACCCGCGCCGCGCCTCGTTTCTGGCGCGCATGGGCAACATGCCCGGCCCAGAGCGCAAAAACGGAAAGCCTACTCGCTTGCTGCTGTCGCTGCAGGCCTGGGGAGCAAGCTCGAAGGCCGATGCACGTCGCAAGGCTGCTGCGATCTCAAAGCGCAACAAGGGGAAAAGTGATGGGCGTTAGCGGCGACTTCTTAGTGGGCGGCATGGTGCTCGACATTGCGCTCGGCAGCGCAACTCTGATCGTGCTCCTCACCGCTGTCCTGTTTTGGGTCGGGCGCAAATGACGTGGGACGCGCTACTCCGCACCGCGCCCGCGCCTGCCAAGCAGCAGGCAAGCGACCTGGACAAGCTACATTTGCGCGTATTCTCGACGCGTGACGGCAAGAAGCTGCTCGCGCACCTGCGCGGCATCACCATCGAGCAGCCCACCTGGTACCCAGGCGAGGACGCGAGCCACGGGTACGCGCGCGAAGGCCAGAATAGCCTGGTGCGAGAAATAGAGCGTCGCATAACAAGAGCCAGAGAGAGTGATGACTGAAAACATCGACAACCCGCCAGCGGCCGATGAAACCTCCCCCCTTCTATCCCGAAACACAACACAGCAAGCAGATGCGCCGCCGGCAAGCGACGAGACGCCTGTATTTGTTTCGGATGACGACGACCAGATCACGACTGATCGCCCTGCGGCAGAAACAGCAGCGCAACGCCCAGACGACGTGCCAGAGCAGTTCTGGGACGCGGAAAAGGGCGAGCTGGCGGCTGATAAGCTGCTGCACTCATATCGCGAGTTGCGGGCGAAAATGGACAGCGGCAAGCATAAAGCGCCGAAGGACGGCAATTACAGCCTGGAAGATGTGGGCGTCGAGATTGCGCCTGACGACGAAGCCCTGACCGCTTTTAACGCGATGGCGCGCGACATGAAGCTGTCGCAGGGCGACTACGAGCAGCTGGTGCGTTTTTACATCGACCAGCAGGGCATTGTCGCCGACCAGCAGCAGTACCAGCGGAGCCAGGAGTTGCAGCGCCTGGGCAGGAACGGCGACAAGATCATCGCGAGCACCGACGCGTGGCTGCAACGGTTGCAGACTAGCGGCGTCATTAGTAGGGGCGAGCTGGAGGCGCTCGCCGATGCCAGCACGAGCGCCGATGTGGTCATCGCGCTCAACAAGATACGCCGCTCCTACAACGAGCGGGACGTGCCTAGCGTCGTCGTCGAGGACGCCGGCGGCGCCGACATGGTGACGGTGCAGAGCATGATGGCGGACGCGCGCTACGGGAAGGACCGCGACTACACGCGCAAGGTCGAGCGCCTCGTCTACGAGATGAACGGCGAGGCATACCCTGGCTAGTTTCGGTTACAGCGCTCGGCTCAAGACTGTGCTAGCACGAGCAGGCCGATAACCGCGAGGCCGGCGCCAAGAGATCCAGTCGGCCCACGCGGACAACCGACGCAAGACAACAGCAACATCAACTAGGAGTGAAGCAATGGCTCTTTCCGTGAGCACCGCCTTCACGACGCTGTTCGACGCCGAGGTTAAGCAGAAGTACCAGGCCACGCGCAAGCTGGCCGGCCTCGTCCGCGAACGCGACGCTCAAGGCGCATCTACCGTCAAGTTCCCAAAATTGGGCAAAGGCACCGCGACGATCCGGACGCCGCAGTCGGACGTTGTTCCGATCAACGCGACCTACTCGCAGGCAACCGCGACTATGGTCGATTACGGTGCGTTCGAGTATTCCGACATCTTCAACCAGTCGCACGTCAACTTTAACGACCGCGCGGAATTGGTTGAGCTGGTCGGCAACGCAATCGGTCGCCGCATGGATCAGGTCGTCATCGACGCGCTCGATGCGGCTACGCCTGCCACTGTCGCCAACACCATTGGCGGGGGCGGCTCGGCTGCTGACATGAATGTCGCGAAGATCCGCGAAGCGGCGAAGAAGCTCAACGCCAACAACGTCCCGGCTTCTGACCGCGTGCTGCTGATCCATGCGAACAGCCTCAACGCGCTGCTTGGCGAAACCCAGGCGACCAGCGTGGATTTCGTGTCAACCCGCAATCTGCTCGACGGCAGCGTCAACACCTACATGGGCTTTCGCATCGTCGTGATCGGCGACATGGACGAAGGCGGCCTGACCATCGACGGGTCCAACGACCGCATCGCCTATGCGTTCCACAAGAACGCCGTTGGGCTTGGCATGTCGATGAACCAGCAGTCGCGCGTCGATTACGTCCCCGAAAAAACCAGCTTCCTGGTCGGCTCGATGTTCAGTGCCGGCGCGGTCGCCATCGAGGACACCACGGCGGGCGGCATCGTCAAAATCACCTGCAGGGAGTCCTAAGATGGCATTTGCGAGATCTGGCTGGAACCCCATCGGGGGCCAGTCCAAGAAGGGCAGCGCTCCGGCGATCTGGTCCTACACTTCGACCGACGCAATCGCGACGGTTCGTGCGAGCGGCTACTTCAACGCCGTGTCGAACGAAGTGTCTGTGCGCGACGTTATCCTCGTCGTGGACAGCAACACGCCGACAGCGCATTGGTGCATCGTGCTCAGTAACGCCTCTGGCGTCGTTGATTGCTCGGACGGCACCGTAATCGCCGAAACCGACACCGACTAACTGTGGCGACGGGGGGGCTTCGGCTCCCCCGCCTCCTATCCAATAGGGGCGGCGCGGCGTGGCAACTGGCGACACAAAACTCAGCATTTGTTCCGACGCGTTAATCATGCTTGGGGCTTCGCCCCTTTCCTCATTCTCCGAAGGCACCGACGCAGCTCAAACCTGCGACAGGCTCTACGACGACCTGCGCGACATCGTGCTGATGTCCTACCCCTGGAGCTTCAGCGTCAAAAAGGTGCAGCTGGCCCGCAGCGTCGATGCGCCAACAAACGAGTGGCTTTACGCATACCCGTTGCCAAGTGATCTGATCGGCAGTGGGCCGCGCGCGCTGTTCCCTGGCGCCGGCACCGGCACAAGCCCGGTCGCAACCGGCTGGGAGGTCTACGGCCGCGATGTGCTGACTTCTTACAGCACCGTCTACATCGACTATCAGTTTCGGCCTTCCGAAGATGTGATGCCGACCTACTTTGTGCAGCTTCTGAAATACTGGCTCGCCTGGCATTTCGCCGAACCGGTCACGGACCAAATCACGAAGGCCCAATACTTCCAGGTGCTAGCGGCTGGCTCGCCCTCAGAAAACATGCGCGGCGGCATGATGCGCGTAGCCATGAGCGCGGATGGCGGCAGCAAGCCGACCCAAGCCTTCATTAACTACCCGCTCGTTAGCGCGAGGGCGACGTGAGCCGTGTCGTTCGCATCCAGACTAATTTCAGCGCCGGCGAGATGGACCCCCTCCTGCGCTCGCGCATCGACTTAGAGCAGTATTACAACGCGCTCGAAACGGCGACTAACGTCTTTATTTTGCCACAGGGCGGCGCCAAGAGACGCGACGGCCTCAAGTACATATACCAGCTTCCATCCGCCGCCGCGCCGCAGAACGGCGTGCGCCTCGTGCCGTTCGAGTTCAACACGGATGACAGCTACATGTTCGCGCTGGTTAATCAGCGCATATACATATTTCGCGACGGTGCTCTCGTCACAAACATCAACGGCAGCGGCAACGACTACCTGGCTGTCAGCTCGATCACCAGCAGCATGCTCGCGCGCCTACGCTATGCGCAGGCCGCCGACACGATCATCTTTGTTCACGAGGATCTAGCCCCACTCAAGATCGTGCGCGGCGGCAGCCATAGTACATGGACCGCGACCACTATCGCGTTCGACAACGTGCCGCAGTACGCGTACACCGCCAGCACGAGCAACCCGGCTGCGACCATTACGCCAAGCGCCGCGACGGGCAACGTCACGATCACCGCGTCCGCCGGCGTATTTAGCGCCGGCAACGTCGGCCAATACATAAATGCGCTGCAGACTTTCGGTCGCGGCCGCATCGTCGAGTACGTCAGCAGCACAGTCGTCAAGGCGTACATGGAGGTCGCGTTCTTTGACACGACGGCCATCGCAAGCGGCGATTGGGAGCTTGAGACTGGTTACGAGGACGCCTGGAGTGTCGGACGCGGGTACCCAAAAAGTGTCACATTCCACGAAGGAAGGCTGTTTTTCGGCGGCACTAAAAGCCTGCCCACGACGTTCTACGGGAGCGTCGTGTCCAGCTATTTCGACTTCGACTTCGGAGAGGGGCTAGACGACAGAGCTGTTGCGGCGACGCTGACCACTAACCAGCTGAACGAGATCGTCGATATACACAGCGGCCGCGACCTGCAGATCTTCACGAGCGGAGGCGAGTTCTACATCCCACAGAATGTCGGGGAGCCCATTACGCCGGCCAACCTGACGACCAAAGTCGCGACGCGGAATGGGATTAAGCCAGGCGTGCCCGTCGCAGCGCTCGACAGCGGAACCCTGTTCGTACAGCGCCAGGGTAAACAGCTCAACGAGCTGCTCTTTACCGACGTCGAGCAGAGCTATACGACGGCGAATATCTCGTTGCTGTCGGGCCACCTGCTCAAAGCGCCAACGGATATGGCTATCCGTCGCGCGACATCAACCGAAGAAGCTGACCGCCTGTTCATCGTCAACTCGACAGACGGCACGCTTGCTGTTTTCTCGCTGCTCCGCGCGCAGCAGGTAGTCGCGCCGTCGCGTTTCACGACCGACGGTGAGTTCAAGGCTATCGGCGTCGATGTCGATACCACCTACGCAATCGTGAAGCGTAGTGTAAACGGATCCGACGTGTACTACGTCGAGCTATTCGATCCGTCGCTGACGACCGATAGCGGCGTCTACAGCGCCAGCGCCAGCGCAACCGGTTCGGCGTCGCACCTCGAGGCAAAGTCCCTAAACGTAATTGTGGACGGCATGGTGCAGGCCGACAAAACCGTCGCAAGCGGAACCGTTACCTTCGACCGCGCCAGCACGACCAGCTACCAGGTTGGCCTGCCGTACACAGTCACAGTCAAGACCATGCCGCTCGAGCCGCGCCTCGCGAGCGGCAACCTTAAGGGCTTCCGCAAGCGCGTCCTCGAGGTCAACGCCGAGGTCTACCAAAGCCAGGCCATGAGCGTGAACGGGCAGCTGGTTGCGTTTCGGCAGTTTGGCGAAAGCGTCCTCGACGCAGCAGTCGCGCCGTTTACCGGCGTCAAAACAATCGGGCCGTTGCTTGGCTTCAACAAAGAGGTCGCTATCACGGTTAGCCAGACCGTTCCGCTTGCTTTGCACCTTCTGAGTCTCGACTACAAAGTAAGTGTGGGGCAGTAGTGCAAGTAGCACTCGTCGCAGCGTCTCTCCTTTCTGCAGCGGGTCAGATCCGCGCGGGTCAGGCAGCGCAGGCGCAGTACAACGCGCAAGCGCAAATGGCGGCCATACAAGGCAAGGCGGACGCCCTGCGCGCGCGGCAAGAGGCTATCGCATACAAAGACGCAGGCACGCAGCATCTGCTCGAGATGCGCCGCAACCTGGCGACGATCAACGCTCGCGCGGCGCAGGGCAGCCTGGACCCTTTTAGCGGCAGCACCGGCAGCCTGATCGACGCAAACATCAGCCAGGGCTACCAGGACTACGCTACGCAAGTCGATAACGCGCTGCTGGCGCAGGAAAACGCGCGCATCGCAGAAGCCGGCGGCCGGTACCAAGCCAACATCTACCGCCAGGCCGGCAGGACCGCAGCGACCACCGGCATGTTCAACGCCGCAGGGTCGCTTGCCGCCGGTGCGTTCCAATACAAGATGATTGGCGGCATGCGCTGATGGCGCGCTACCCGACATTAGAGCCCTCTGCCCGGCTGTCTGCAGCCGTGGCCGCGCCGCGCCAGGTAGACCCGGCGGCGTTGCGCGAGGCACAGCGCCAGGGGCAGACAATCAGCCAGCAGGCGGATCGCGTCGTGCAGTTCGCTGCGCAGTCGCTCGGGGAGCGCGCTCGCCTCGAGGGGCGGCGTGCGGGTGCAACCGCGCCGCAGGAAACGCTTGAGCGCTTTTCTGAGAGGGTGCCGACGACGATCTACGACCGCAACGCGTATGACGCAGCCGTCGCTGCATCGTCGTCGCGCATCGAGACAGACGCGCGCACTGCTATCAACCAGGCGCACTTTGACTGGGTTGAGAGCAAGGGTCTGCCGGAGGAACTAAACGCGCGGATCGGCAGTATCATCGACGGCTACTCGGAGGCCATCGGGCAGCTCGATCCACTGGCGGCTCAGCGCCTTGGCGACTCATTGCAGATCGCGGGCAACGCTGCCTTCCTCTCGTACTCTGGCGCCTACCTGAAGGAGCAAGCGAAGGAAAACGAAGCGCGGCAGATCCGACTGCAGCACGAAGTGCAACAGACGGTTGAGCGGATCGGCGGGGAGCAGATGCCTGACTTCCTGCTAAGCGCGACGTTAACGTCTTACCGCGAGAGCCAGCGCGCTCTTGGGCGTGACCCTGACGACATCGAGCGCGACGTTCTCAAGCTCGAGATGCTCGGCAACGTAGCGCGTATCCGCGCAGAGTTTGCTGGCGCGCCCGACCGCAACGCCTATCTCGCTGATTTTCGGAAAGCCGTGTCCGGCGACAAGACACTAGCAGGCAGGCTGACCGGGGATGCGCGCAAGACGCTGGCCGCCGAAATGCAAGCGCAGATAACTGCAGGCAACGCTAGCTATAGGGCGGCCACCGCAGATCTGCGTGCAGATATTAGGTCGCACCAGAACCAGCTGAAAGATCTAATAGAGCCTAGCCCGCAGGTGCTGAGTGAGCTGGCGACACGCGCGCGCGCCTTGGGCGATCCCGAGACGAACGCCCTGCTCGATGAGTTGGGGAGGCGCGTCGATCTGGTAGCGACGATGCGGAACATGCCGCCATCGGCGCAACAGGAGCTGGCGACGCAGCTGCTGCGCGTGGGTGGCACCGAGGCAACTAACGAGCTCGCCGGCCTGGCGCAGCAGATTGCTCAGTCTAGCCAATCTCAGGCGAGTGCCGACGTAGTGAGCTACCACAACCGTGTTAGCCGTAGGTCGCACATTCCGCTATTGACGCTCGACGACATGCGCAACCCGGATCTGCTGACGCAGCGCTTCTCCGCCGTTGTCGAGCTTGCGGGAACCTACGGCGTCAACCGCAACTACTTCACCCAAAACGAAAAAGCAGTCGTGACACGCTTCATCTCTGATCCCGCAGTGTCGCCAGCCGACAAGCTAGATCTATTCGCCAGTTTTTTGAAGGGCGGCGGCCAAGTCGGCAAAGAGGCGCTCGCCCAGGTAGCAAGCGACAGCGGCGTTTATTTCGTGGCGGCCGACCACTACGCCATGGGCAACCAAGCGCTCGCGCGCGATATCGTGGCGGGCGTCACCGCAAAGGCGACAGGCGTAAGTCTCGTCTACGAGACGGGGTTCGACAGGAGCATGCCGCAAGAGCTAACGACGAGCGGCGGCGTCAACATTCTCTCAGCTGACCGGGGCTTTCTGCAGCAGGCTACTGAGGCCGTGCTGCTGTCCGAAGCCGGGACTGGGGAAGTAACGGGAAAGAAGTACGAGCGCGCTCAGCAGCGCGTGCTCGGCGCAACCTACACCGGGGAGAAGCACGTCGCCGGCGGAATTGTCGAAGCCGAGGGAAAAGACCCGGTGACTAAGCAGGCGTTCAAGGTTTGGCTGCCGCCAGGCATGCCGGTCAGCGCGTTCGAATACCTGGAGGATAAGCGCGGCAAAATCACGTTTGCGGACCTGCAGCAGGCGCGACGCCAGGCCGGACTGTCTGACGACCTGCCCCAGACCGCGCAGGGCGCGGCGAAAGAGAGTAGCCTGGCTGACACAGCCTTTACTGCCACCGGCGTGCCCAATTTCGCGTACCTGCTCGCGCCGGACGGCATGCGGTACCTAGACAACTACCAGGTGCCGCTGCTCGAGCTCTACATCGTCCTCAGCAATCGCTTGGGGCAGCGGTAGCCCAGCATGCAGTCGCTCGCGCCTAACCCGGAGCTAGCGCTGCAGGCGGCGGTGACGCCTGGCCCGCAGATGGGATTTGGCGAGGCGTTTCGCAGCTCCTTCGACACGTCCCTCGTTACCTTTTCGGGCGCCGCAGAAAGCAATGCGTTCAACGACGTAGTGCGCGACCTTGTGCGCGACCTAAACGCGCGAGGCGAAGATATCGACGAATATCTGGGCACCAACCTTCTCATTGCCGGCGACGCTTACGTCGATGACCCGTGGACGTATTGGCGTTTCCAGGAAAATGCCTTAAAGCCATTGAACGAGGCGATACTGCGCCAGCGCGCGGCCGACCCAAACTTCGGCTACGAGCCGCTTGACACAGAGACGCTGCGCCGGCAGACGCGCGAGCGCATCCTGACTGTGGAGGCCGGCCGCGCTGACCTACAGGCCAGGTCGCAGACGACCAGCGGCAGTCTGGGTAGCCTAGCCGGCGCGGCCGCCGCGATGGGGCAAGACCTTCTGCAGGGCGCTCTCGGGAGCCCTGGGGTGGCGGCTACTGTCTTAATGGGCGGCGGGGCAGCCAATTTCGCGTCGCAGTCGCTGCTGCGGGAGGTAGGCAAGCGCGCGTTGTTCGAGGGCCTCGTCGGCGCTGGCGCAGAAGTCTGGATGCAGTCCGGCGTCGCCGCGTTCCGCAAGCAGTACGGCCTGGAGTACACGTTCGAGGACTTTGCGCTTGGCGTCGGCCTTGGGTTCGCAGGAGGCGCGGCGCTAGGCGCGGGCATGCAGGGATTTGCACTTGCGACCAGGTACAAGCCGCGCGTTGTGGCCCGCGAGCTAGGGCGCGCCGTAGATCAGACCTCACCGGAACAAATTAACGCGCGGATGCTGCAGCTCGAGGCGAAGGGCATCGCCGAAGGCCTGCGCGCGCTGCAGCGCAGCGGTGCTCCCTTGCCGCCCGAGGGCATGCGCTTCTTGCAACTGTACGACGCCGGCCGCGAGCTGATGAGCAGCCCGCTCGAGGGCCCGAGGTCCAACGCCGAGCACGCTTCCAATCTAACGGCCGCCGCGACCATCCTCGACACTGGCGATCTGCCAGCACCCCTGCCGGCCAGCAGCACGCCACGCGTGCTCGACGACATAAACCACTACGACAACCTCGACGACACGGTTTTTAAGTTTTCCCCCGACGAGATCGAGGTTGATGCTCAGACCTTCCAGTTTAAGGCCGGCGGCGACGCCTTCGGCGTCACGGAGCGCCTCGCCGGGATCACGACCTGGGATCCAATCAAAGCCGGCCAGATCGTCGTGTACGAATTTGCAGACGGTCGTCGCGTCATCGCCGACGGGCATCAGCGTTTAGGCCTCGCGCGGCGCATCGCAGCTCAAGACCCACAGCAGAAGCCTGTGATATACGGCTCGCTGCTGCGCGAGGCTGACGGAATTAGCCCGGAGCAGGCGCGGGTTATCGCGGCGCTCAAGAACATCGCAGAGGGCTCCGGCACTGCTATTGACGCCGCCAAGGTGCTGCGCCTTGCACCTGACAGAATTGGGGAGCTGCCTCCTCGCTCAGCGCTTGTGCGCCAAGCCCAGGAGCTCGCTCAACTCAGCGACGAGGCCTTCGGCATGATCGTCAACGGCGTCGTGCCTGCTAACTACGCTGCCATTGTCGGCCGTCTGGTAGACGTGCAGGAGCAGCAGCTCGCTGCTCTCTCGGTACTTGCGCGGGTCGCACCGGATAACGTGACGCAGGCAGAGAACATAGTCAGACAGGTGGTGGCCGAAGGCTTCGACCAGGCAGAACAGGTTGACATGCTTGGGGCCATGAACATCGCCGAAAGCCTGTACCTCGAGCGCGCCAAGGTGCTTGACGCCGCGATGAAGGTGTTGCGGCGCGACCGCGCCCTGTTCGCGAGTCTGATTGATAACCAGGCGCGCATTGAAGCGCAGGGGAACCAGCTGTCGCAAGCAGCCAACATGAGCAAGAGGGAGCTCGATGACCAAGCGCTCACGATCATCCAGGCAGTCGCCAACCGCAAAGGCGAAGTCAGCGACGCCCTCACCCAGGCAGCTCGCCGGCTCAAAGAAGGCGATGCCGGCGGAGCAACAAAGCAATTCGTCTCAGCTGTCCGAGACGCAGCTCGACGAGGCGTACTCGATGGCGTCGATGCTGGCGGTGAAGGACGCGCTGTCCGTCCTGCGCCGGAAGCAGATCGCCTCGCGGCTGGCCCTAGCCGGGAAGCCCTTGCAGACTTCGACCAGCCAGACTTAGGCATCGCCAAGCAATCTGACCAGCTCGACGTAGATGAGTTTGGCGGCGGCTTGCGCGAGGCAGCCCAGCCCGATGTAGCGCTGCGCGAAGATCTGCGGCGTGTCGTGGACGCAGGCGCAACGCCCGACCAGATCGACGCGCACCCGGCTATCATCGACGCGCTCGAGCGCGCCGCAGCCATCCCAGAAACGCATCTGCACCCAAACTACAGCACCGATGCGTGGCAGCTGGGCCGCGAGTTTGTTTTCGGCCAGGACATAGTGACTGGCTACGACGCTGCCGTTGCGCGCCTGTACGACAACGCCAAGCGGCTCGCTTGGGACGCCGAGGGCAAGGCGCCGCAGCCGGTGCGCCAGGAGCGGCGCGCCACTATTGTGTTGGGAGCGCCGGCGGCCGGCAAAAGCGCCTTCAGCAATCGCATAGCACAACAACGAGGCGCGGCACTCATTGATGCGGATGAGGCAAAGAAAGTGCTGCCAGAGTACAAAAGCGGCGTCGGGGCTAACGCAGTTCACAAAGAAAGCACAGATCTTGCAGGGCTTATGCTGCAGCGCGCCGTCTCTAATAACGACAACGTGCTTCTACCGCGCGTCGGTCACACATCAGGGTCGATAGAGACTCTTATGACAAGCCTCAAAGAAATGGGTTATGAGGTAGATCTTGTCGTGGTGGTCGTGCCGTCTGATGAGGCCTACAGGCGCAACATTCGGCGCTTTATAGATACAGGTCGCCTCGTGCCGCCGGCCTACGTCCGGAATGTCGTAGGCGACAACCCCACAAGCACATATAATGGCTTGAAAGCAAAGGCCAACAGACATGCCAAAATCGACAACAGCGGGCCGCAAAGCAGCCCCAAGCCAGTCAGCGACGCCAGTGCGGACAACCCACTGGAAGGGATCGACTTACGACTACGAGACACCACAAGCCGAAGCGGACGCGGCGTTCGCGCGCTGGGTGCAACAGAACAAACCGCCCAAGGTGAACAAAGGCTAGTTCCTGGCGTCGAGCCTGTATCACAGGCACAGCGACTAAATGTCGAGGCCGCCAGGCCTTTGACCGGCGGCGACGCGCCCGCCGACTTTGGACTGTTTGACACAGGCGCGCGCCGTCAGATCGACCTGATGGACCTAGTGCCCGCCGGCCGCGAGGTTGATGGAGTCGCGCAGTTCCAAACGCGGGCCGCCGCGCTAGCAGAAATCGAACAGGACAAGGCGATGCTGCGCCGCTTCTCGGAGTGCGTATCGTGAGCTTCCGCGAGTGCATAGCTAACGCGGCGGCGGACGGCGACATCACTGCGACGCAGGCGCAGGAAGTGCGCGACCTGTTTGACGCCGTTCGCGGCGAGCTGGCGCGGGATCTTGGAGTAGAGGCCGCCGAGAGCCAGGCTGCGCGCATCACATACGACCGCCTGAAGGCTGATGTCGCGCACCGCCGCCGCGTCAAGATCCTAAACATGCAGGCGTTTCGCGCGCGGCAGGCCGACATGGCGGGCTACTCGCAGGCAGGCCGGCCTGGCAAGGCTCTGTCGGCGTTAATCTCTCGCGACGCGCGGAGCCGCGCTACTTCGCTGGAGTTGTACCAGCGCGCCGTCGAGAAAGACCTTTACGCGCGCATGGACAGCCTACTCTACGAGTTCAGGCTGACGGTCACTGGTGGCGCGCGCAACGAAGCACTAATGCGCGATATCGTCACCGAGGCCTTCGGCCGCGACAGCGGCAACGTGACGGCGCGGGAGCTGGCACGCAGCTGGACCGAGACAGCAGAAGTTGCGCGGCAGCGCGCTAATAGTGGCGGCATGCGCATCGCCAAGCTGGAAAATTGGGGTTTGCCGCAAGCACACGACGCCGTGCGCATCAGAGCTGCGGGAAAGGATGCCTGGATCGCCTACACGCTTGATCGCCTAGACAAGTCGGCCATGCGGAACAAGCACGGGCTCGCCTGGACCGACGAAACGCTGGCGGCGGAACTCAGCAATACCTACGACACAATCGTCACTAACGGCTTCAACAAGCTACGGCCTGGCACGTCGCAGCGTGGCCGCGCGCTGCACAACAGGAGCACGGACCACAGATTTCTTGTGTTCAAGGATCCGGCCGCATGGCTTGAGTATCAGGCGCGCTACGGCAGCGACAACACGTTTGAAGTTATGGTGGGCCATATCCGCAGCGTTGCGCGCGATATCGCGCAAATGGAGATGTTCGGCCCGTCGCCCTCGAGCACCGTCGCCGCGCTCAAAGACTACGCGCGTAAGGTCGTGCTCGAGAGCGCTGACGAAAAGGCGATTGCGCGCGTCGAAGGGGATCTCGTCAAGTTTGACCAACTCTGGGACTTGGCGACGCGGGGCGAGCAGACTGCCAGTCAGCTGTGGGCGACCATCGGGTCCGGCACGCGCTCGTGGATCTCGGCTTCGCTGTTGGGCGGCGCGCCGCTAAGCGCAATTAGCGACTTCGGGACACAGCGCATCGCGGCGAGCATGATTGGCATGCCAGTGACCCCGCTAATGCAACGCGTATTCAGTGAGATGTTGCAGGGCGCAGACAGCGCAAAGTTCGCGGCCCGCATGGGGCTGGTCGCCGACGCTTGGCTGAACGTCGGGTCTGCAAACGCGCGTTACTTTGGCGATGCGATGCTGCCTGGCCTAAGCCGCCGCATCGGGGACACAGCGCACCGGCTGTCTGGACTGACAGGTCTGACGCGAGCCGGACGCCAAGCCTTCGGCCTCGAGCTGCAGGGGTACCTCGGCGATAATGTAGGGCGTTCGTTTTCGGAGCTGCACGAGGGCTTGCAGCAGATCCTTCAGCGCAACGGCATCTCGCCTGCCGAGTGGGATACGATCCGCGCGACCCCGCTTTTCGAGCACCAAGGGGCGACCTTCCTGCGCGTGCTCGACATCGCTGACCGCACCGACATCCCGAAGCGCACCGCGCGAGAGCTTGCTGCAAAGGCTTTCGCGATGGTGGAGAGCGAGATGGATCAGGCCGTGCCGACCAGCACTCTGCGGGCGCGGCTGGCGTTCACCGGCAATAGTGCGCGGGGCACAGCGAGCGGCGAGCTGCTGCGCTTCGCCGGCATGTTCAAGACCTTCCCGGTGACACTGCTGGTCAACAACCTAGCGCGCATGCTGGATCAGCCAACCAATACAGCCCGCGCGCGCTGGGTGTCGGACTTCGTTATCAGCGCCACTGTTTTCGGCGCTCTGGCGTATCAAGCGAAGCAATTGGTCTACGGTCGCGACCCCCGGCCTATGGACACAAGCGAGTTCTGGATAGCTGCTTTGCTGCAGGGTGGCGGCCTCGGGATCCTGGGCGACTTCTTATTCACTAACGTGAACCGTTTTGGAAAGGGCTTTGGCTCCACCATTGCCGGCCCTGGCGCGGGCCTCGGCACCGACGCGATCAACCTGTCTGTCGGCAACCTAGTGCAGCTCGCGAGCGGTGAGGATACGGACTTCGCGCGCGAGCTAACCGATTTTGTGGCGCGCTACACGCCAGGAGCTAGTATCTGGTATCTGCGGCTGCTGGCTGAGCGCCTGGTTATAGACCAGGTGCGCCTGATGACTGATCCGAAGGCGGAGCAGCGGTTCCGGCGCAAGGTCAGAACCTACGAGCGCGACTACGGTCAGCAATTCTGGTGGCTGCCAGGCGAAACGACGCCGGAACGCGCACCGGATATTTCTGCAGCTTTTGGTGATTAGTTTTGTTTTTTTCTACATTCCTCAAACGGGACGATTAGGTAATGGCTGACTACGCAATCACGAGCGTCACGCGGCGGGTGGTCTACTCCGGCTCTGCAGGTGTCGGCCCCTACTCTTTCAACTTTCCGGTTCTGACCGCCTCAGACCTTGCGGTCTACAAGGACACTACGCTGCTGACGCTGACGACCGACTATACTGTCAGCATCGGCGCGGCGGGCACTGGCAGCGTAACGCTGGTTGTTGCCGCGACGGGCAGCAACAACATTACGATTGTCGGCGCGCGCACTATCGAGCGCTCGAGTGACTTCGTAACGGCCGGTGACCTACTGGCTTCGAGCCTGAACACAGAGCTCGACAGTCAGACGATTTTCGTGCAGCAGGTCGCGGAAGATACGTTGCGCGGCATCAAGGCGCCGGTGACGGATCCGACCAGCATCGACATGACGCTGCCGGCGAAGGCGACGCGCCTCGGCAAGATCCTCACCTTTGACGACACCACCGGCAACCCGCTGGCACAGGAGGTGCTCGGGCAATGGCGCGGCAACTGGGCGGCAAGCACTGCATACAATAAGCGCGACATCATCAAGGACACCAGCAACAACAACATTTACTTGGCTAACACGGCGCATACCTCAAGCGGCTCACAGCCTATCTCGAGCAACGCGGACGTAGCCAAATGGGATCTCCTCGTCGATGCGGCGAGCGCGGCGGCCTCTGCCACGAGTGCAAGCGGATTTGCCGACGAGGCCGAGGCCTGGGCTAAGAAAACCGACGGCGAGGCGCAGACCGGCGAGGGCTACAGCGCGAAGGCATGGGCGGTCGGCGGGACGGGCGTCACGGACACCGCCGCCGCTGGCGCTGCGAAAGAGTGGGCGACTGAGACAACCGGCACAGTAGACACGAGCGGCTACAGTGCGAAAGAGTACGCGCAAGGCACGCAGGCCGGCGCTGGCGGGAGCGCGAAAGAGTGGGCGCAGCGAGCCGAAGATTCCGCCGTTCCAGGCGGCGGCGGCGAGTATAGCGCGAAGCACTACAGCGCTAAGGCCAGCGCGTCGGCCAGCTCGGCCAGCACTTCGGCGTCCAACGCGAGTACAAGCGCGTCGGCTGCCAGCACATCGGCGTCAAACGCAAGCACTTCGGCGTCGGCTGCATCGTCCAGCGCCGCATCGGCGGCGGCGTCCTACGATAGTTTTGACGATAGGTACCTTGGCGCTAAGTCCAGCGCTCCGGCGCTCGACAACGACGGCGATGCTCTGATTACCGGGGCGCTGTACTTCGACACCACCGCTAGCGAGATGAAAGTTTATAGCGGCAGCGGTTGGGTCGCGACGGGATCGACGATCAGCTCTGTCTACCAGCGGTTCGAGTACACCGCGTCCGGCGGCGAGACTTCAGTGACCGGCGGCGACGACAACGCTAACACCCTCGCCTATGACGCTGGGTTCATCATGGTGTTTCTCAACGGCGTGATGCTCAACGACGGCGACTACACTGCGACGAGCGGAACGTCAATCACCGGGCTGGCGGCGCTGACTGCGGGTGACAAGCTCGAAGTGATCGCCCACGGTGCGGCTGCACCGGGAGACTATTACAGCAAGGCTGCGAGCGATGCGAAGTACGCGCTGCTTGGCGCGAATACAGACATCACGTCGCTCGGCACGATTAGCACAATAGACTTGAATGGCGGCACTATCGACGGCGCGGTGATCGGCGGGTCAAGCGCAGCCGCCGGTTCGTTCACTACTCTCAGTGCAAGCTCCCCGATTTCGGCTGCGGACGGCAGCAACTCGGCGCCAGCAATAACTAATACTGGCGACACTGACACAGGTCTCTACTTCTCGGCAGACAACGAAATCTCGACGGCGACGGCTGGTGAGCAGCGCATCATCCTTGACAGTTCCGGTGTGCTGAAGCCGAGAGAAGCATCGACTTATGGTGGCGCG